GGGTTCGACAGAACTTTTGATAGATTAGGGTCTGTTAGCTCAACTACCGATAACTATCCACCCTATAATATAAAGAAACTCGGAGGTGACTCACCAAAATATATTTTAGAACTGGCCTTAGCTGGTTTTGGTAAATTAGATATAAAAGTTAAACTAACAGACGGAATACTTTCAATCAAATCTGATAAAGATAATGAAACTGATGGAGAAGAAATTCTTCACAGAGGAATTTCCTATAGAAAATTTGAGAGAAAGTTTACACTTGCAGATGATATGGTAATTAATTCTGCAAAGCTCGAAGACGGATTACTGTCTATTGAGTTAGAACAAATTGTGCCTGAGGAAAAACGTCCTCGTACAATCGAAATCAAGTAATTTTGCTTGACGATTAACTTTACATTATGGAGAAATTATGTATAAAAAACTAACTAAAAAAGAAAAGATTATTAATCTTTTAACTAAAGGTAAAAACGTAACTTGGAAACATCTAAGAACTCGTTTTGATTTGAAAAGCCCAACTAAAATGGTTGACACCATTAAATCAGAAGGTCATGTGGTATACACAAACAAAACTTCTGAAGGTGTTGCTTACAGAATGGGTAAACCATCAGCTGCTATCATTGCAGCAGGTGTTGCAAGTGTACTCGGTACAGACTACGCTTACAAAAGTTAGTCAAAAAAATATAGAAAAGGGGTTGACAACAGCCCCTTTTTTATTGTATAATAAATTAAAATTATGAACTAGTGAGAATATATTATGGCAAAAGAAATTGACGTTGGTGCTTCCCAAATGGGAGTTGAGATATTAACCAATAAAGGTTCAGAAGACAATCCTACAAAATCAGTAGAAGTTCAAAAACCCCCAGAAAAACCTTATACAATAGATGACCATTCAAAAATGATTGAAGCAATGGGTCAACCAGACAAGGCAGCCGAGTTCAAACAAAAGGCAATTGATGCTTTAACTGAAGAGGGAAAGACCATGAATGACAGTATGACAGAAAAAGAAATAGCAAAACAAGAAAGAAGAAAAAAATCTAGGGAACTTGCCGCTGAATATAATAGAAGACAAGAATCTGGTGAAGACGTAACAGAATTTGAAGGTACTAAAGCACAAGAACCAAATCCAAGTGGTTTGGAAATTGCAATGCGACCTAAAGCTGCAGTACATATAATGAAGGTTGAATTTCCAATTGATATAATAGATGAATTCAATTCACATATTGATGACGTTATTATTCCAGCAAATGTAACTGCTGCTCATGGATTAGTTGGACAAATTAGTAGAGATGAACGGTCAGCACAACTGACAATTAACCACAATGATAAGAGTGTTGGAAAACAATTCTCAGATGTTTTATTAAGACTTGGTGAAACATATATGGAAAAAGTTACTGGTATTAAATCTAAAACAGAAATGGAAACAATGTGGAGTGTGCATAGTTATGAGGGTGATTACAATCCAATACACGACCACGGCACAAGAACACCAATGGGTTTATCTTGTATCTTATATTTAAAAGTTCCACCACAGATAAAAAAACTTGGTAATCCTTCTGAAGAATTTGATGGATTAAATAATTCTTCTGGAGCTGTTGATGGATTTACTTATCTATCTTGGGGTATAAATGGTATGAGGGATATTAATATGCTTCGTCCAATAACAGAAGAATATATTAAACCTGTTACTGGAACAATGTTAATGTTTCCATCATGGTTAAGACATGGTGTAATGCCTTTCTTTGGAGAGGGAGAGAGAAGAACTTTCTCTGCAAATATGAGTGTAGTACCAGAGAGTAAAATAAGTGGTGACCATTATAGAAAACACACACCAAAGGAATAGTAATGAAAATTGATTATAAATTTAGTGAAGATAAAACTTTAAATGAATTAGAAAAATACATTGACTCAACCTATGATATGCATTATAGTAAGAGTAAGTTCCAAGCAACTGAGTTTATCTTAGATGCTGGACATGGTGAAGGATTTTGTATCGGTAATATACTCAAGTATGCCCAACGATATGGAAAGAAGAATGGTAAGAATAGGGCTGACTTACTAAAAGTGATACATTATGCTATAATAGCATTATCAATTAATGATGGAGAAAGTGATGAAACTAAGTAATAACACAATAAGTGTATTAAAAAATTATGCTTCTATTAATCAAAACCTAGTGATTAAAGAAGGTAAAGAACTAACAACAATGTCTGCAATGAAAAACATTATTGCAAGAGCAGAGGTAGAAGAAGAATTTCCACAAGAGGTTGCAATCTATGACCTTAATGAATTCTTATCTTGTCTATCTTTATTTCAAAGTCCAAATTTAGAATTTGACAGTACTTTTGTAACAATTACAGAAGAAAATAATCCTAAGACTGCTCTTAAATATTTTTACTCAGACCCAAGTGTTGTAACAACACCAAGTAAAATGATTACTATGCCAAGTAATGAAATAACATTTACTTTAGATAGTTCAACATTATCTAACATTACAAAAGCAGCTGCTGTAATTAGTTCAGCTGATTTAGTATTAGAAAATACTAGTGGTACTTCTTCTTTAACTGTAAAAGATAAAAAGAATGATACTGCAAATAGTTATTCTATGGGTGTTGAAACAGAAGGTGAAGGTAACTTTAGTTTCTTCTTCAAAGTAGAAAATCTAAAACTTATAGATGGTAAATATACTGTTGAGGTTTCTTCCAAAAACATTTCTCATATGAAAAATGAAAGTACTCCAGTTGAGTATTGGATTGCACTTGAGCCAGAGTCAAACTATTCAGTTTAATCTAGGAGTTATATATTATGGAAGAATTTTTGTGGGTGGAGAAATACCGCCCAAACAACATAGGTGATTGCGTATTACCTAAAGAAATAAAAACAACATTAAGAGAATTTGTCAAAGACAAGAAAATACCAAATCTAATTTTATCTGGAGGGCCAGGTGTAGGTAAGACTACAGCTGCAAAAGCAATACTAGATGAAATTGGTGCAACGTCAATGATGATAAATGGTTCTGAAGAGTCTGGTATAGACGTACTGAGAACTAAGATTAAGAACTTTGCATCTACTGTATCCTTAGAGGGTACTGGAAGAAAGTATATTATCCTTGATGAGGCAGATTATCTAAATCCACAATCTACTCAACCAGCCCTTCGTGGGTTCATGGAAGAGTTCAGTAACAACTGTGGGTTTATCCTTACTTGTAACTACAAGAATCGTTTGATACCACCAATACACAGTCGTTGTAGTACTATAGATTTTCGTATACTCAATAGTGAAAAACCACAACTTGCAAAAGAGTTTTTTGTGAGGGTTCAAGACATTCTAAATAAAGAGAAGGTAGAATTTGAAGTCAAAGTTGTGGCTGAAGTTCTTAACAAATACTTTCCAGACTGGAGAAGAGTTTTAAATGAACTCCAAAGATATTCTGCATCTGGTAAGATTGATTCTGGAATATTAACAAATTTATCAGAGGTAAATATAAATGAACTTATGCAAGCACTTAAAAAGAAAGAGTTTACGGTTGTTAGAAAATGGATTGTTCATAATCTTGATAACGATCCAAGTCGCATTTTTCGCCGTATTTATGATAATCTGTATGATAATGTGGACGCTGTTACTATCCCCCATGCTGTTATTATACTTGCAGAGTATTCTTACAAATCAGCGTTCGTAGCTGACCAAGAGATTAATATGTTGGCATGTCTTACAGAAGTAATGGGTCAGGTTAAATTCAAATGATAGATGTATGTGACAACGTACTAGAACCTCATGTTGCAGAACTAATTGATATGCAACTGAGAGATGTATCTTGGAAGTACAACTACGACTCTGTAAAGAATGGTAAGAACAAACATTGGCATATATTCTGTGGACATACTCCACAAGAGTGCCATGACAATGGCTATGGTGACCTTATTCCTATCTGGAATTTTATTACTAAACACAATCCACGACTTGAGATGGAACGTGCATATCTTAATGCTCACACACATGGTATTGAACCACACAGGCACGTAGATGATGGTGATTTTACAATCATATACTACCCTAGAATGGACTGGCAGATGTCATGGGGTGGTGGAACTCTTATAGAGGGTGATTACAATAACGGTCATTTAGAGGATAAATTTATTGACTATAAAGGAAATAGATTAATAATATTTACTGCTGGTAATCTACATCAAGCTCAACCAGTTTCAAGAGAGTGTTACGAACTTAGAACATGTGTTGTATTTAAAACAAATTTAAAGAAAGATTAATTATGTATGAATTGAAAGAATATTTAAATGCAGTTAATCACACTAAAGAACCTCTTATGGATA